TATAATACCACCGGCGGCAGTGGAGGGCTAGCCAAGCCCCCCCGGCTGTCGCGGGATCGCTATTAGTGGAGTCAAAAGCCGGGGGGTCGTCCCCGAAAAACTGCAGTAATGTGCGCCGTAAATCGCACGGTATCCACTTTGTGCGTGTGCCTAGACCTGTATAAGTGAGCCAAGCCATGGCCACTTCATTGGTCTGATAACCACCCGGTCGTGCTAACCGAACGGCACATCCACGGAGATATGTCCACATGCGCAAGGATAAGGCTAACCCCATGCTCGCAGACCACCCCGCTTCGGGACCCTCACACACGCAATCTACCATTTTACACTGCCGCCCCTACGACAGTAACCGCTGCATTCGGGTAACAGTAGTGCCCTCACCGCCATCGCCTCCCGACGAACCCAGGCTGTTCACCGGACTAACCCCGGCTACTCAGGCATAAGGGTGGAATTAGGGACCAGTCCCGGCCAAGTGGAGCGTAAGCCGCTGCCCCACCCGCGTCCCCTACCAGGCGCATGGATCATTGCAAACCTGGACCATCTCATCGCACACCAGCAGCACTCCCGCCCGTGGGCGATCTTGCCCGCCTGGCCTGTGGAAACCAGCACGGTAAGTGTACGACCCCGAGGCCCTGTGCCAAAACTCTCGGGTAATTCCGTCCGAAGACGCCACATAGGTGCTTAAAACTCCTTATTAAATCCCGGTAGCGCCGGGTGTGAAACAAGTATTAGGCTACGCCCGCCACGAGGCGGGCACGCAAGTCGCCAAGTCGGCGCCGTGCATGCGCACGGTGCCAACGTGGCACATCTCCGCCCATTCCCTATCAGTGAACTCCCCCGCGCTCACGCGCAGAAGACGCTTCCACTTGCTGGGATCACCGCACTCGAATGGCGGCATCGGCACCGCGCGGCTCATGACTGTGCCTGCTGTCGGCAAGTCCCCTGAGACCGCAAGAAAATACTCACGTACCTTCTCGGCGCTAACGTCGATGCCGCCGCTGTTGTCGTCGTACATGGCCTGCAGGAA